CTTATGGTACAGGCAGAGTTGCTGGCACAGTATTACCTGCTATAGGAATGAGCAAAGCAATAGGCACAATTCCTAGCTTTTCAAAAGTAAATCCTTATTTGCAAGGTGGTGTAATAGGTGCTGGTACAGGTGCAGTATCAGGAGCTTTACAGCCTGTAGAAAGCGGTCAAACAGGTCAAGAAATGTACAATGAAATGGGTAGAAATGCTCGTACAGGTGCATTAATTGGCGCTCCTCTTGGCGCTGCTGCTCCTGCTGTTGGTCAATTAATTGATAAAGGCTATAGAGGTGCAAAATCTTTAGTTGAACCATTTTTTGAAAAAGGTCAAGAAAAGATACTTGGTAAGTTTTTGCGTGAAATGTCCGGAGGCGAAGAAGCCAAAGCAATGCGTAATTTACGCAACGCCAAAGAGCTAGTGCCTGGTTCTCAACCTACTGCTGCTGAAGTTGCTGGTGTTCCAAGCCTAGCAGCATTAGAGCGTACAGCTATTGCTACTAGCCCTACTGCTGGAAACCTAATGGCGCAACGACAAGCCCAAAACGCACAAGCACAAGCAGATGCGTTACGCAGTATTGCTCCAGCAAGTCGTACATCTAAATATGTAGATTTTAGAGAACAAGTTGCCGATGACCTTTATACAGACGCTTTAAAACCATTAAATTTAGGCAAATTAAACAAAAAAACTACTGCTGAAATTACAAATTTAATCAACCGACCAGCTATTAAAAATGCTATGGAATCAGCAAAAGAAAATGCTGCAAACCGAGGCATGGACATTGCTGATCCTGCTGGTTCTATGCGTGGTCTACATGAAACCAAAATGGCTTTAGATAGACAAATAAAGACTGTAAAAGCTAAATTAGATCGAGATAATGCTGGTTCAACAAGCTCTGAATTAGACGGTCTAATGAACGCAAAAACTGGTTTGCTTAATTTTATGGAAAAAATTAGCCCTACATACAAAACTGCTAGGATTAATTATGACCGTTTGTCTAAGCCAATAGACCAACTAGAAAGTATTGCTAAATTAGCTGATAAGTCTATTTCTCCTGAAACAGAAAAGATTTACATTGGTCAATTTTCTAAAGGTTTAAAAGAACTAAAGCAATCAGGTGCAGTTTCTGATCGTCAAATTGCAAGACTTGAAGCTATTAAAGAAGATTTGGCTAGAGGTAAATTTGCTGCTACTGCTGGTAAATCAGTAGGTTCAGACACCGTTCAAAAGTTGGTTTATAACAACTTAATGAACGAAACTGGATTGCCAATATCTGCAAGTAACCGACTAGGTAAATTTGTTTATGGTGATATTAATGAGCAAATGAAAAATAAATTGGCTGAAGCAATGATTTCGCCACAAGAAACATTAAGATTAATGCGTTTGGGTAATCAACCAAAAGCTAATCTGACCCAGAAGCAACGCAACGATTTAGCTAGACTTTTAACAATACAGAGCGCTCAAGGCTCTGTACAAGGATTAAGCGGAGATAATAATGAGTAGAAACGGTAGCGGTACATATTCTTTACCAGTAGGTAACCCAGTAGTTACAGGCACTACGATTAGCTCTACATGGGCTAATTCAACCCTTACTGATATTGCTGGTGCTTTAACAGATTCTCTAGCTGCAGATGGTCAAACCACAGCTACTGGCAATCTAAACATGGGTACAAACCGCATTACCAATCTCTCAGATGGCACTTCTTCTAGTGATGCTGCTTCTGTAGCTCAAGTTACTTCTGCTGTAGCTATTACTGGTGGCACGATTAACGGAACAACGATTGGGGCAACAACTCCATCTACAGGCGAATTTACTCGCTTAAAGATAGATAGTTTTGCTAAAGAAGCTGTCAGTATTGTAGCTGGCGCTCCTTCATCCACTACAAACTTTGACATTATTACTTCTGCTGTTCAGTATTACACTTCCGATGCGACAACTAACTTTACGCTTAATCTGCGTGGAAACTCTAGCACATCATTAAATAGCATTATGTCTATTGGTGAAAGCGCTACGATTGCTTTGTTTGTAACTTGTGGTGCTACTGCTTACTACCCAACTGCATTTACTATAGATGGGACAAGCGTTACTCCTAAATGGCAAGGTGCTTCTGCTCCTGCTGGTGGTTACGCAAGCTCTGTTAATGTGTATGCAGCCAATGTACTAAAAACTGCTGACGCTACCTTTACTGTATTTGTTTCACAAACTCAATTTGCATAATGCCAATACTACAGACTAGAGGCTCTCTTTCTGCCAAAGCATTAGGATTTACTAATGTAGGCCCTTTGCCAATTAGCTACCTTGTTGTAGCCGGTGGTGGTGGTGGTGGTTCAACTAGGGGCGGTGGCGGAGGCGGTGCTGGTGGTATGTTGGCTTCTACAGGTCAGCTAACTACTGGTCAAACCTATGCAATCACTATTGGAGCTGGTGGCGCAGGTGCGCTTGGAGGTGGTACTAATGGCACTAATTCTTCTGTTGGTAGCGTAATAACAGCTATTGGTGGCGGTACTGGTGGCGGTAACTACTATGGCGCTAGTGCTAGTGGTACTTCTGGCGGTTCAGGTGGCGGAACAAACAATACATTTGCTGGACAACTTCCATTAGGTAGTGTTGGCGCTGGTACTTCAGGTCAAGGAAATAGCGGTTTTACATCTGGAGCTAGTGGTCAACAAACTGGCGGTGGCGGTGGTGGCGCAGGTCAAACTGGTGGATCATTGCAATACAACGGTGGTACTGGTTTACAAAACTCTATTCGTACTGGCTCTGCTACTTACTATGCTGGCGGTGGCGGTGGCGGTGGCGGTGACAATGAAAACCCAGGTCAATATGGAACTGGCGGTTTAGGAGGTGGCGGTCAAGGTGGCCCAAGTGGATTAAGTCCAGCTTATGATGGTTACCCAGGCACAGTTAATACCGGTGGTGGTGGTGGAGGTTCAGGCGGTACATTAGGAACTCCTACCGTTGGTGGTACAGGCGGTTCAGGTATTGTTGTTATTCGCTATGCTGCTACTGCACAACGCAGTACAGGTGGCACAGTAACATCTTATTCTTCAGGTGGTTTGACCTATTGGGTTCATACTTTTACTTCTAGCGGTACTTTTAGAGCTTAATTATGTCTTTTGAAATCGACCCTGTTCGTTATGGTGTTCTTTGGCAAAAGGTTGAAGATTATGAGCGTAAGTTAAGCTCTATGGAAAAGAAAATGGACAAAATGGAAGCCAATCTTGAGCAATTAGTTGCTATGGCTAATCGGTCTAAAGGTTCTTTATGGGCTTTGATGGGTGTGGCTTCTGTTGTAGGTGCAATTATTAGCTTTATAACCGACTTCTTTTTTAAAAAATGAAGATGTACAGGTCAAAAACCATGTGGTTTTCATTAGCCATGATGGTGTTTGGCGCTATAGAAATGTACTTTCCTTACCTAAGAGATAACATTGATCCTAAGTACTATGGCCCTATCTTTATGATTATTGGGGTCATATGTGCTATTTTGCGGTTTTACACTACACAACCATTGGAAAAATAATGAGTTATATCCTTTATCCGTTTTTAGTAGTTATTAATCTTATTGGCACAATCCTTACATTTCCATTGGCTTTTATATTAGCAATCTTAAAAGAAGATAAAGAAGGTTGGCTTGATAATGGCACTAAATGGGGTGTTGGCCCTAGACTTTTTAAGTGGTTGTCATGGTTTCAAACACCTGACAATAGCTTAGATGGTGACCACGGTTGGGAAGCTAATCACAGCCATTCTTGGTGGTCTAGGGTTCAATGGTTATGGCGTAACCCTTTCTATGGCTTTGCAGTCAAATACCTACATGGCACAGATGGCATGAGCTATTCAGGTGATTTACATTGTGATGAGAGTCACCCTGGTCATTTGCTAGTCAAAGGTCAAGGTCTATTCCAATATGTATTGTTTAAACCTTTATTTGGCAAGACTTTATATCTTAATTTAGGCTGGAATATTCGTGCTTTAGTTGACCCAGCGTATATTAACGACCCTAATAATGCAGCTTTTATTGCTGATTATCCTGCTACTTTTGCGTTTTCACCAAGGTTAGTTTAATGTTTGGAATCAATATTTATGCCATTATTGCTGTGGTTGCTGTGGCCCTATTTTGTGGGGGGTTTGTTAATGGTTGTTCCTATCAGCAGAGTAAAGCAGAAAAGACCATCCGAGACAAAGAACACCAATACCAAGCAGAATCGGACAAGATAAGGAAAACCAAAGATGAACAAATTAAAGTTATTAATAATCAGCTTGTTGATGCCATTAGTGGGTTGCGTAGCCGTACCAGTAGTCCCACAAAAACCGTCAATGGACAAGATTGCAACGGACAAACCCTTTCTGCCCCAGATGCAGAATTTCTTATCAGGGAAGCTGCCAGAGCAGACGAAATAAGGATTGGTCTACAAGCCTGTTATCAACAATATGATTCCTTAAAGTAATGGCTGAGTTAAACCAAGTCAACGCCAAAGAAACATTTTTAGGCGTTTTAAACTACATAGATAGCCCTTTTAAGCTAGGTGTAGTAGTCCTTCTTGCTTTCCTAAGTTTTGCTGGTTATTTTGTTTGGGAAAACCAAGCAATTATGATTGGCGCTTACGAAAAATCTAAAGAGCGACCTACTCTTAATTCATCTAAATTTGACCAAGCTGCTAGAACTGTATTTAAAGGTGCTAATGCAGATGTTGTTGTTATTTTTAGTGTAGATACTATCCTTGGAAAGCGTGTTGTAGAACGCATTTATCTACCGGATGGCGCAAGACATAAAGAGTTTGATGATAACGATATTGGTTTATTTAACAAAAGCCCAAATAACAATAGCGATATTATTCGCCTTATGGCTAATGAAGTGCCTTGTGGCAATTACCCAAAAGCACAATCTGAAATAGGTATTTGGTACAAAGAAATAGGCATTAATTACACTTGCCGTATATCTATACCGCCTGATAGCAACCAATTTATAGGTCAAATGACTGTAGGATGGAAAGAAAAGCCCAAAGATGACCCTGAAGCAATCTTATCAATTTCTGCATTAATGCTATCTAAAAAATGAAATACATTGTTGCCGTAATGTTAGCTGGATGTACTGTACAGCCTACCGTAAACTCTGTTCCAAGGTGTTATTCAATTAACGCTGACAGAACAATTTCTATTTTCCATTGTCCACAACCACTTAAAAACGATAAAGTATGAACTCTGAACAATTAAAAACCCTTGGCATTAGTGAAGAATGGCTAGAGCCACTTAACGAAACCTTTGAAAAGTATGATATTTCTACTCCTAAACGCCAGGCTTGCTTCATTGGTCAATGTATGCACGAATCCGGTGGCTTTAAGTTTTTAAAAGAAAACCTTAATTATTCTGCTGCTGCGCTTATGCGTACATGGCCTTCTCGCTTTCCTGATATGGATACTGCTGAAAAGTATGAAAGAAATCCTGAAAAGATTGCTAATAAAGTGTATGGTGGGCGTATGGGCAACACCGAGGAAGGTGATGGCGCTAAATATATAGGTAGAGGCTTAATTCAGCTTACCGGCAAGGAAAACTATGCAAACTGCGGACTTGGTATTGGTGTGGATTTGCTTGGGAATCCTGATTGGTTATCTAATCCTAAATATGCGTCTTTAAGCGCTGGATGGTTTTGGAATAAAAAAGGTTTAAATGCTTTAGCTGATACTATGGACATTGAAACTATGACCAAAAGAATTAATGGCGGTTCAATCGGTATTGCAGACAGAACCGCCAAGATCAATAAGGTCTTAGACTTACTTGCTTAAGCCTGAAGCTAGTCTATTGGCTTTAAACAAGTAATCATTTCTAACGGTGGAAGGCGCTACAAATCCGTAGGCTTTCCATGTTTTCATTACATCTGCCCCACTTGAATATTTAAAAGTGCTATTTGGTGAAATTGCTAGTTTGTCGCTCATAACTTCCTCCTCATAAATTCCATAAAACGGTATAGGTTCTTCAAAGCTAATTTGACCCTTACCTTTGACATTAATAGTAAAACTACCATCTTGTTCTTTAATGACATTAGTCTCTTTCATGTTGCACTCCTATCTATAAGTCGGTTATTAGCTTGTAAAGTACGCCATATTTCCACTCTTAACTGCGCTGCAGTCATCTTCCACTTCAATGACTCCTCTACTTCTACAGCAGCCTTTAAGCCTTCTAAAAGCTCTCTGTATTCGGTTCTAGCATAGGCATCTCGTTCTTGCCCTGCCATAGTATCTACACCAGCTAAAAACGCTTCTTGCATAAGTAGGGCTTTTTTGGACTTACGAAACTCCTCTAGGTAAACCCTTTCAGATTTAGCTTTAGCAAATAAATTAGCATTTTTAAGTAAAAAGTCTACTGCTGCGTTTGGGTTAATTTCTTCCATTTTCCAATCTTTCCATTAATAATTTCCATGCGATTGATGCCACTCTAGATACTTGTCCATTTCCAATGGCTTTAAGTCTGTCCACTCTTGCGGCCACCCCATCAGCCACTCGACCCAGGTTGGGTTCAGACGGCCAGTCGTATTGGGAGCTTCTTCGCTCATTACCACTTCCCCCAAATTGCTTTTCCAAAATTTGTTGTTTGGGTCTAAATGCCGACTTATTGCATGACGAGAATCTTGACAAACTGGGGTTGGCCACATCCTCCTCCCTACTACTGTTTCTAAATTGGGGTTTCGTTTCTCGTTCCAAGCTATTTCTTGGCTTATTGTTGATGCCATTGCTGAACAACTTCTTGGAGTTGGCCACATCTCCATTCTTTTCTTCAACGCTTTCCGACTGTTGCTCCCACCATCTAGCCCTGTTGTATTTGGAGTGTGAAAGAAATTCTCGTTGTTTGGCACATATCCATATTCTTTCTCTAAGGTGAGGTGCGCCCACATTTGCTGCTCCAAGCACTCCCCATTCCGCATCGAACCCCATTTTGGCCAAATCTCCGAGAACAACTCCAAGTCCTCTAGAAGTGAGCATTGGTGAGTTTTCCACAAAGACAAATTTTGGTCGTACTTCGTGAATGATGCGAGCCATGTGCTTCCACATTGAACTTCTATTTCCTTCAATTCCTGCTCCGTTTCCGGCTGCAGATATGTCTTGACAGGGAAATCCTCCTGAAACAACATCAACAATTCCTTTCCAAGGTTTTCCGTCAAAGGTTTGAACATCATCCCAAATTGGGAAACTCGGTAAAAGTCCGTCATTTTGTCTAGCGCACAGTACGCTTGCTGGATATTGTTCCCACTCAACTGCACAAACTGTTCTCCATCCAAGGAGATGTCCCCCAAGTATTCCTCCACCAGCGCCTGCGAAAAGAGCCAACTCATTCATTTATCCTCCAAATATAGTTTTGTGCCAGCAAAAGCATCTTCTTTAAACTGCTGGCTTCTGACATCAAACCAAAGTTTTAAAGTGCCTGTCCAATCTGCATGGCGTTGTTTAGAAACAATTAAAGCTGCATCTGCTACGGTATTGTCTTTAACGCCCATAGCCTCTGTTTCTCGCTCTTTTTTAATGTTTCTAGCAATAATCATCACATTGTCTACAAGGTCAGAAATAGCGCCTGAACCCTTCAAGTCAAACTTATTGGCGGTTTCTGCCTCATCATTGCCCTTACGGACATGGTGAACCAAAAATATATGAATATTCATTTCTTTGGCAACTTCACATAGCCGATTCATAAAATCTTTTTGACCATCGTAATCTTGCTCACCTCTTGTGCATTTAGTCAAAGAATCAATCACTACATGGTCTACCTTTAACTCAATAGCTGCATAACGACAAAGACTAATAACCTGCCAAGGCTCTAGGCTACCTACATGGTTGTAAAGGTAAAAATGGTCTAATTTCCATTCCATAAATTTACTTACATCTTTAGGTTCAGGAATGTAAATACCTGTAGCTTGCTTAGTCATTCTGGCTAAAGTAGATACTGGAGGCATCTCTAATGAAGCCATAAGCAACTTAGAACCATGACTAACAATGTCCAAAGAAATTTGCCCTAAAAGCAATGATTTTCCATGCCCATTGACTCCAGCCAAAACAGTAACTTCTTTTTTACGAAATCCTATCTTTTGGTCAGCAGATTGAAAAGGCAATTTGTCACCCAAAATGCCATGTTTTCTAGTTTCAAAATACTCAATCAATTCATCTTCAAAATCAGACTTCTCACTAACCATGTTTCGTATCTCTGAGTATTCAGCATACTTTTGTAGGTCAATATCAACTAACATAAATTTCGTTCTCACTATCCAAACAAATTAAAAATTCAGGTTTACTGTCAGATACGACTGCAACCCATGATGAGAATAGGCTGTCAGAGCCTTCAGAATGAATCAGGTGAACCTTTTGACCCTTTAGGTATGGTAGGGTATCAACTTTAGGTCTGCGCTTGCCTGTAACGATTGTGGCGCTTCCCACAAATTTGGTGTTATAGACTTCACCAGGCAGTAAATATTCATCTTTTTTAATAAAAGGCTGTTCGTCAGGTTTGAAATCTCCATGTTTTCCAACAAGAATAAAAATACCTTCAAATTTCTGACCTTTTGCCAAATGCTCAATTACAAAGTTTTCACCAATCATCACTTCCTCCTTAAAAAATATCGTTATACGGCTTTACTGTAATCTCATCTTCCCATCTTTTATCTCTTAGCCAGCGTTCAGCATCCTTACGAAATTTGCGTTCTGTATTCTTGGCTTGTAGGGTAGCTTTGTGAAGTATGGTTTTCACTAGCTCACCATCTGGCTTAATACTTTTCCAAATCTTAAAAGCATTAGCTTTTCCTACTGGCTTGTCGTAAGCCTTCCAAAAAGAATCAAACTCATTGGAATACAAATTCGCTTTTGTCTCTGTCTCTGTCTCTGTCTCTGTCTCTGTCTCTGTCTCTGGGATAGCAACTTGATAGCAGTCTGCTAGCATCGTGCTAGCATTAAGAAAAAATCCTTTATCCATCAATGGTTTAAGTCCTGATCTAATCTCTTTTTCAGTCAAATGCAACCTAAAAACTAACTCATCAAGGCTAGCATCAAAAATACCCTCTTTTGACTCGCTTGCTAACAACCACAACAAAGGCGCTAGCGCTTTGCTAGCAAGTGGCAAGCACATAAAATCTCTGTCTCTAAGCAAGTCATGGTGCAACTTAATCCAAGGTGGCAAACGATCTTTGTAATGCTGAAATTCAGACCATTTTTTAGGTATAAGTTTCATTTCAGTCCTTTTTGAATAGGTCTGGTCGTAGCTGTTCTCTTGTTACTCTAAGGCTTGAAAGTTCCTCAATCTTGGCTAAATACTTCAATGGAATCTTACTTTCACCCCAAAAATATATAGCGTTTGGTGTAAGTCCTAGCTTTTCAGCTAACTCTTTTACTCCTCCAAATTCAATAATTAGTAAGTCTAATGGCTTCATTTGCTTCCTTTCGTTGTTTTTGCTACTATAACAGAATATTTAAATTAAGCACAATAAATTTAATACTAGGGAAAGTCCTAATAAAATAATTAAATAAAGTTGTTGTTTTTTAAAAAAATGGTGTATAGTAGAGTCTAGTTCAACAGTAAAGGAGTAAGTGATGAAAACAACAGTAATTGATTGGGTAGGCGTAATTCTTCTTGGTATTGCATTGGGCGTGATGTTTGCGTTAGGTGTTTAAGATGATGTCAATGCACGATAGATACTACGAGCCTGAAGATGATGATTCTGATTTGCTTGATGAGCGAATTGCAGAATTAATGAAGTCTGACTATGACCCTACAGAATATGCACATTTTGCAGAGGGTATTTCAGAAGCTAAAGAAGCTGACTGCCAGGCAGTTGAAAACATTCTTAAACAACCAAAGATTGACTACGAAGCACTAGGTCGTAAGCTATTCTGCATGGCTTATGATTACATGGAGAAGTTTGCAGAAAATCATGCTCAAGAAGATTTGAGTGCTGGCTTTTTAAACGATTAAGGAATAAGTGATGACTACATACAACGAAATACGCAAAATTAATGTTAACGAGCATACTGAAAAAAAAGGTAAATTTACCTACCTTTCATGGGCTTGGGCAGTCGACCAATTACTACAACTAGACCCAACTGCTACTTGGACTCATAGTAAACCTGAGTCTTTTGAAGATGGCTCAATGATGGTTTTTTGCTCAGTTACAGCATTTGGCAAAACCATGACTTCAATGTTGCCTGTTATTAACAATCAAAACAAGCCAATTATTAAACCATCGGCAATGGATGTAAATACGGCAATGCAACGCAACCTAGTTAAGGCGATTGCGCTACATGGGCTTGGTTTATACATATATGCTGGTGAAGATATTCCAGATGAGCCAACACCTGACTTAACTGAAGCATCTAATTTTTGGATAGAGCAAATTAACCTATGCAAAACCATGTCAGAATTAAAAGATGCCTATGGCAAAGCCTATGCTGTTGTTTCTAAAGACAAAAACGCAGTCCAGTTGATTGCTAACGCTAAAGACTTAAAGAAAGTAGAGTTAGCATGACCACATTTACTACTGAAGATAGAATTGCCGTAGAACAAGGTACACCTGAATGGCATGAGTTACGCAGAGGCAAAGTAACTGCATCTAGGGTGGCTGACATATTGGCAAAGACAAAGACAGGGCCTTCAGCTAGTCGACAAAACTATCTGATTGAGCTTGCCTTGCAACAAGTTACAAAGACCATAGAGGAATCATATACCAATGCTGCAATGGAATGGGGTACACAAACTGAACCACAAGCTAGGGTTGCTTACGAAGTTAAAACAGGTAATTTTGTTGACCAGGTTGCATTTGTTGACCATCCTACTATTTCTGGGTTTGGGTGCTCTCCTGATGGACTTGTTGGTGATAGTGGACTTATTGAGATTAAATGCCCTAATTCCGCAACTCATTGGAGTTACATAAAAGCCAATGCACCGCCCAACAAATACTTTATTCAAATGCAAGCTCAGATGGCAGTTACAGGGGCTAAATGGTGCGATTTTGTATCTTTTGACTCAAGGATGCCAGAGCGTAGTCAGCTTTTAATAGTAAATGTACCTAGAGATAATGAATACATCTTATACATGGAAACAGAGATCAAGCAGTTTTTAAGTGAAGTACAGGCAGAAGTTAAATTAATGGAGAATCAATAATGGCAATTCAATATTTTGTAAAAGCAGCAGTATCCGAGTACGAAGATAAAACCGATGGCAAGATGAAAAAACGCTATCAGTCTATTGGCGTAATTATGGATACCAAGCATGGATTAATGCTCAAACTAGAGACTTTGCCATTGTTTGCGCTAAAAGAAGGTGGTTTATTAGCTTACCTTAACCCACCGGAAGATAAAGCAATTCCTACGCAGCAAGTTTCTAAAGACTTTAAAGACGATGTACCTTTCTAAGGAGAAAACCATGAAAAAATTAACATTAGTATTAGCAGCAACATTTTTTGTAGTTGGTATGGCTTCTGCTCAATACGCTAACTGCTGGCAACAGTATGTATGCGGTGGCGGTGGCTGCCAATGGGTAACTATTTGCCGATAACAATAGGGGGGAAACCCCCTTTTTTGAAAGTGATGAATATGGACAATGAACCAGTAGCGTGGATGGTGGAAGTAAAAAATGACATAGAGATTTTCTTTAGAAATGAATGGGCTGAAAAACACGCAAGCCTTCACAAAGTTAATGCTATTCCACTCTACACCCATCCAGCAAAGACACTAACAGATGAGGAAATAGAGGGCATAGCAAAGGCTAATGTTGATGGTCATTCGTCAATGGAACAATTGAAATGGTTTGCTAAAGCAATACTAAGAAAGGCGCAAGAGAAATGATAAAGACTTGGCAAGAACGATGTGAAATACATCCTGACCATCAAACAGGCATGATTACATACCAGATGATTCAAAATAGGATGCAAGAAGAAATTGATGACCTTAGAGATGCTTTGGAAAAAACACTAACAGATGAGGAAATAAAAGAAGTGATAGCCAACATTGCTCATTATGGAAACATAGCCAAAGATGATTATGTAAGTTTTGCTAGAGCAATACTAAAAAAGGCGCAAGAGAAATGAAACCAATTAAAGGTGGATTGCAAGATATTTACGATATGAGCCAAACAGAAGTTGGTGAAAAGCTATTTCTAAAGCAACAAACCATAGCCAAAATTGAAAAATCTGCGATTGAAAACTTAAAAAGGGTATTTGCAGAACAAAAAATTAATGTGAAAGATTATTTAAATGACTGATTACGCACTACCACTTATTGTTTTACGCAAGTTAAGCCAAGATTACGAAGCTGCCATGCTCAAACACCAATGGGCTTTGGCCTACCAAATATCTACTGATATGGTTGAAATGGCTTTAAAACTGCAAGATGTAGCTGATGCAGATTAAAAAGTTTGACCAGGCACTCCATGACAAGTACGACCCACCAGCTAGAGCAGCAGTAGCAAAATGGGTTGAAAAGACATGGGGGCTTCAATGTAAAGACAATCCTGATAAGTATGGAACAGACTTGATTGTGTATAGGGATGGTATACAAGTAGGCTTTATTGAGGTGGAAGTGCGAAGCTGGAATCCATGCCCATTTAAGACTATTCATGTACCTGTACGCAAAAAGCATATGCTAGAAGTGCCTAAAACCCTATTTTTTGCACTTACGCAAGATTTAAGCCATGCCTATTGGATAACTGGGGACAAAACTTTAACCTACGAAACCGTAGAGATGAAAGACGATTCTAAGCATGAGGCTTATTATGATGTCCCTAAATCCTTGTTTAACTATGTCAAGCTATGACCAAGAATGAAAAAGAACACTACAGAAAAGTTGCTGAACTGGGATGCTCATTATGTAGGCATCAAGGCAACGAGGGAACGCCAGCAGAACTGCATCACATTAGACGAACTTCTAAGCGAAGTAATGCCCCTGTTATCGGACTCTGCCCCTATCACCATCGAGGATCAAATACCAGTATTCATGGAATGGGCCGTAAGCGATTTGAAAGGGAATATGGGATTACTGAAGAAACATTACTCTCTCAGACACTTAGGCTATTAAATGTTGATTCTTAACCTACCTTTACCACCTTCTGTAAACTCTTATCGCACTATATTTAGGGGTAGGATGGGTATCAGCAAGGCAGGTAGAGAGTTTAAAGAAAAAGTACAAGACTATGTTCTTGAATATAGAGTGCCAAAATTAGGCTCTGCTAGGCTTGAAATGAAGGTAATAATTTACCCTAGAGATCGCAGAAAGCAAGATATTGACAACAGAATTAAGGCTTTATGGGATGCCCTTGGCGATGCTGGCGTATTTGATGATGACGAACAAATTGATGTTTTGATGATTGAGCGTGGTGAAATTAAAAAGGGCGGTGGTGTACTTGTAATGATTGATATATTAGAAGATAATGTAATGGCGTGAGGCTTTTGCCCCTTAATTGGGGCATTTTTTTAGGAGCAGTAAATGAACGAGAACATGGCGCTTTTTCTAGCAACTTTGCTGCATAGCTCAACCAATACGCATTTTGCTCATTGGTCTACTGATTCCTACTCAAAACACAAAGCATTAGGTCACTACTATGAGGACATTCTGCCTTTGGTAGATAGTCTGGCTGAGTCTTACATGGGCTGCTATGAGCAAATCAAAGTATTCCCAAATACCTACAATATGCCTAAAGACCCAGTTAAATACATGGAAGCACTTAACAATTTTGTTATGGATGCTCGCAAAGACTTGCCCCAAGAGTCCCAAATTCAGAACATCATTGACGAAATTGCTCAGTTGATTGATTCAACCCTATACAAACTGCGTTTTCTTAAATAATGCAATTAGTCGGCTTATCTGCCCTTGAGTACGATGAGCAATACTACTCAGAGCATAAAGATGCCAACCTTGATTACCTAGGTCATGGCTACTGGCAAGAAGAGTACGCCAAGATGGTATCTAAGGGTTTACCACTAGGTTCTACTGTATTTGATGGTGGATGTGCTTGTGGCTCAATTCTCAATGGATTCAAGAAGTTAGGCTTTAAAACTATCGGAATGGACTTGTCTGCTTATATGATTGAGCTAGGCACAGAACACTTTGATAACAATGAGCTAATCTGCGGATCACTTACTAGAATTCCATTAGAGGATAACTCTGTAGACCTAGTACACTCTGCTCAAGTTTTAGAGCATATACCTCAAGAACTTATGGATGACATCATCTCTGAGTTTGAGCGCATCTTAAAACCAGGTGGTCGTATGTTCTTATGCTTAGATGCCATAAGAGACAGTGAAACTAAGGAAATGTATATGGGTGATCCCACTCATGTGAACATCCAACCCATTGAATATTGGGCAAAATTAATTAAAAAAGGGAATTTACTATTTGATGTACAAAGGTATAATGACTTTGTGCGCTCAGAGTATCGACCTACTAAGGAAGTGGATGCTAACTTCTTTGAGGCTTACCCTTATTGGAGCGTATTTACTTTAATCAAGGAATAGCTATGCCACTCGATAAATCAGGTTCAGCCCAATCAGTAGGCAAGAACATCAAAGCAGAAATGAAAGCTGGAAAGCCTAAAAAACAGGCAGTAGCTATTGCACTTAATGTAGAACGAGATAACGCCAAAGGTAAGCGTAAAGCTACTTTGGAAGAAGCATACGGCAAATTCCTTGGAAAGCGAGAAGCAGAATGAAACCAATGAGCCGCACATACAAAAAAGAAGATGCTTTGCTAAGACCTCATAAAGAGTCTACCCTTGAAAAACAAGTAAAAGAGCGTATGAAGCCAAAGTTACAAGAGATGGCAGTAGGTGGTAAGGGTGATTTACTTAACCCACTTATCAATAAGCGTATGGCTCGTAAGAAAGCATTATTAGATGCTATGAACCAAATCCATGATCCTGATATTGCTTAAAAAATAGGCTACAATAAAACCATTACAAATCAACTACTTGAGAATGTATGGACAAAAAAGTGTCGAAATCTGTAGAAAAGAACTTAAATAGGGCTGGTCGTAAGGCTGGAGTGCCTAATAAGTCTACGACTGAGCTTAAAGAAGCCATTGCTGCTTTTACTTCAAGAAACGCAGACAAGATAGATATGTGGCTCAATGAAATTGATGATCCTGCTAAGAGACTAGACCTTTACTTCAAAGCTCTTGAATACTCTATGCCTAAATTAGCTAGAAGTGAGCTAGTAGGCGATAAAGAACAACCAATCAGCGTAAGCCTAATACAGTTTTGAGTAACATTAGATTGCCTAATAACTGGATTCCTAGGGATTACCAGTTAAAAGCATGGCGCTATATGCAAGCTGGTGGCAAACACGCAGAAATTGTTTGGCATCGAAGAAGCGGTAAGGATGAGCTAGGTTTGCATTGGACTGCGGTAGCTGCCTTTCAAAGGGTGGCTCAGTATTGGTATATGCTCCCTGAATACTCTCAAGCTCGAAAAGCCATTTGGGACGCTATTAACCCACATACCGGTAAGAAGCGTATTGATGAGGCTTTCCCATTAGAACTGCGTAAAACCACTCGTAATGACGAGATGAAGATAATCTTTAAGAATGGCTCATCATTTCAAGCAGTAGGCTCAGATGACCCTTCAAAGCTCGTTGGCTCACCGCCAGCAGGTATTGTGTACTCAGAGTGGGCATTATCTAATCCAGCAACTAGGGCATACCTTAGACCAATCCTTATGGAAAACGGTGGATGGCAGATATTTAACACTACTCCAAGGGGTAGAAACCATGCTTACACCACATTAGAAGCAGCTAGAAGTAATCCTGATTCGTTTGCTCAAGTGCTAGATGCTACACAAACAGGCATATTTACACCTGAACAGCTAGAAGCAGAGCTAAATAACTACATTGCAGACTTTGGTGAGGATTATGGGCGCTCAAAGTTTGAGCAAGAGTACCTATGCTCATTTGATGCTGCCAATCTTGGGGCTATATTAGCTCGTCAAATCACCATTTCAGAGCGTAATGGCAAGATAAACGATGATGTTAGCTTTGACCCTGAAGGTCAGCCAATACAGATAAGCGTTGACATTGGTCGTAGAGATACAGCAACCTGGTGGTTCTGGCAGCCTGTCATTGGGGGCTATAACATCATTGATTATGACTCAGGCTTTGGTATTGATGCTGAAGAATGGGCGCATCGAATCCACAAAAAGCTATGTCAGTATGAATTAAAAGGTCAGCGTAACCCATTGGGTTGTATCTGGTTGCCACATGACGCTAGAACTAAGACATTTTCAGCTAAAGAATCAGCTATAGAGATATTCCTTAAATTCTTTGGTAATGACAAGTGCGACATTACACCATCAACCTCTATTGCTGACCGTATTAACGCTGCAAGGGTGGTTATTCCTAGGGTTAAGTTTAATAAGTCTAAATGCAAGATTGGATTGGATGGTCTAAGGGCATGGAGCTATGCTTACAACGACATTACTAAGACCTTTGGCTCATCTCCTTTACATGATTGGGCATCACATGATGGAGATGGCTTTTCTTATGGTTGTCAGATTATGCAAATGGCTTCTCCATTGCCACCTCCAATAGAAGAAATGAAAGGTATTACTGTAGGACAGACTAAAGTAAGCCTTAATGAATTGTGGAAAGAGACAAAAGTTGTAACAAAGACTAGGATTTAAACAAAATTCAAGTAAAATAAGCTAACATTTCGCCAAAATCTTCAACATTAGGGCAACATTATGGCAAACGACAAAGCAACGGTGAATCACTCATACGAGGATTGGTATAAAACAATCATGGGCTATGAGCGCCAATATAAGCGTTGGGAAGCCAGAGCAGACCGAATTGTTAAGAAATACAAGGATGACAGTCGTTATGACCGCAATCCTAATGCTAGGTTCAACATCCTTTGGTCAAATGTCCAAACCATTCAACCAGCTATCTTTGCTAGATTGCCAAGACCGGATGTTTCTAGGCGGTTTCGTGATAACGATCCAATAGGCCGAGTCGCATCAATGATGCTTGAGCGAGCGCTTGAGTATGAGATTGAACATTATGGTGACTACAAATCAGCAATGAATAATGCAGTACTAGACCGCCTTCTTGGTGGTCGTGGTGTTTCTTGGGTTCGCTATGAGCCACATTTTGCAGTTGATGAAGCAGGAGAACCTGACGATGGCTTCCAAGTTACCGAAGATTCAGATGAAGCAGAGACACCTGAAGCGCAAGAAATTGAGAATCCAGAGCGTATTGAGTACGAATGTGCGCCTGTCGATTATGTTCATTGGAAAGAATTTGGACATTCCCCAGGTGCTAGAACATGGGAAGAAGTCACTTGTGTTTGGCGTAAAGTCTATATGTCTCGCCCTGCACTTGTTGAGCGTTTTGGTGAAGAACTGGGTTACAAGATACCTCTAGACACCAAGCCGTCCGATGACAAGAACTCTTACAAGCCTATGGATGGTATGTATGAAGCTGTTATTTATGAGATTTGGGATAAAGAAACAGGCAAAGTATTGTGGATTTCTAAGTCATTGGGCAAGATTCTTGATGAACGAGATGACCCATTGCAGTTAGAAAACTTCTTTCCTTGCCCTAAACCACTCTATTCAACCCTCACAACTGACTCACTAGAGCCAATTCCTGACTTTGTAATCTACCAAGACCAAGCTAGGGAATTAGATACTTTATGTGACCGTATTGATGGCTTGATTAACGCTCTTAAAGTGCGTGGTGTATACGATGCTTCTTCAAGCGAATTAGCTCGTTTGTTCTCTGAAGGCGAGAACAATACCCTTATTCCGGTAGACAACTGGATGGCTTTTGCTGAAAAGCAAGGCATGAAAGGCGCTATTGACCTAGTAGACATTACCCCATTTGCTGCTGCTTTAGCTCAATGCTACCAAGCAATGGAGCAAGTTAAGGGTCAAATCTATGAATTGATGGGTATTGCCGACATTCAGCGTGGTCAAACTGACCCTAATGAAACTCTTGGCGCTCAGATTATCAAGTCAAACAATGCTGCAGGTCGATTAAAGACTATGCAACACTCAGTAGTCGACTTTGCTACTACTTTGTTGTCCATTAAAGCTCAGATTATCTGTAATCACTTTACAGACGAGACTTTGGTGCAGATTTCTGGCGCTATGCAACTGTCACCACAAGATCAACAGCTTATTCCACAAGCTATTGCCCTGTTAAGAGACGAAGCAGCTAAGAATTTCCGTATTGAAGTCACCTCTGATTCAATGATTTACCAAGATGAGCAGCAAGAAAAAGCTGACAGAATGGCATTTTTGAGTGCTGTTGGTGGATTTATGCAACAAGCAGTACCAATGGTACAAAACACACCTGAATTAGCTCCAATGGCATTAGAAATGCTCAAGTTTGGCGTAACTGCGTTCAAAGCTGGCAAGCAATTAGAGGGAATTATTGACGAAACAGCCGATAAATTGCGGATTATGACTCAACAGATGGAAGGTCAACCTAAACCTCCACCACCTGAAATTCAAAAAGCGCAGATGGATGCCCAGGCTAAAATGCAACAGATGCAGATGCAGTCTCAACTTGAGCAACAGAAGATGCAAGCTCAAATGGAACTGGAGAAGGCTAAGCAAGAGTATCAAGCCCAAGAGAATCAACTTAAATTCCAACTCGAAGAACAGCGCAATATGATGGACAGAGAGATGGAGATGAAGGTAGCTCAAATGAAGATGATGACTGAGCGCAATACTCAGGTTTTGTTAGCCCATATTAACAATGGCGCTAAGATCGAAGTAGCTCGCATTGGTTCAGATGAATCTGACGGAACTATGGCTTACATGACAGAGCAAGATATGGCTAAGTCTATGGAATCTCCAATGCAACCGATTGCTGACGCTATCGGACAAGGAAATATGCAAATGGCTCAAGCTATTAGTGCCTTGGTTGATACAATCAATGCACAACATAGCAGACCTAAGACAGTTATTAGGGGTCAAGACGGTAAAATCATTGGAGTCCAGTAATGGCTATAACAGTTACCCATAAGTTTGTAAGTGCTATACCGGATGGCGATGATGCTTCAGTAGTACGCCCAAGTAACTGGAACGACACCCATGAACTAACTGGTTTAGGGACAATGGCAGAGCAAAATGCTAACAATGTCGCTATTACTGGCGGAACAATGTCAGGTGTTGCAATTACCGGTTATGTACCAACAACTCGCACTATTACTGCTGGTACAGGCTTAACAGGCGGTGGAGATTTATCTGCCAATCGTACCGTTGCACTTGCAAATACTGCAGTTACTACTGGTACTTATGGAAATGCTGCAAGAACCATTACACAAACAGTAGATCAACAAGGTCGATTAACCAATATATTTGACCAACCTATTGAGATTGCTAACACACAAGTTACAGGTCTTGGTACAGCTTCCACTAAAGATGCTGGCGTTGCATTGGGTGTGGCAACATTAGATGCAAGCGGTAAAGTACCCATTTCAGAATTACCAGCAGCAGTCATAGGAGCATTAAGTTATCAAGGCACTTGGAACGCATCAACAAACACACCTACTTTGGCAAGCGGAGTTGGTACTAAGGGTTACTACTATGTCGTGGATGTTGCTGGAAGCACAAACCTTGACGGCATTACCGATTGGAACATTGGCGATTGGGCAGTATTCAACGGAACAGTATGGCAACAAATTGACAATACTGACGGTGTAACCTCAGTTAATGGTCTTACAGGGGCAGTAACTATTACTTTAAGCGGTCTTGGTGCTGGCACTATTGCTACTCAAAACGCTAATTCTGTAGCAATTACTGGTGGCGCTATTAACGGCACTACTATTGGTGCAACCACTCCATCTAGTGTAAAAGCTACTACATTACAAGCTACTGGCGAAACTACATTAGCAGCCTCAACATCAAGTCTTGTGCCTTTGCACATGCCTTATGGAACAGAGCCAAGTAGCCCTGTTGCAGGTGATTTATGGACTTCATATACTGGTATTTATTTTAAAAACCAAGATAACGATATTGAACAGTTAGATATTGGTGCTAATGCTGCTGGCGTTTTAACTGCTCCAACCATTACTATTACTGGAAGCGGTGCAACATTTAATGCAACTTCTACTGAAGCAGTATTATTTTCTTTGCCAAATTGGACTGGAGATTACAGAACTTATGTAATTCCAGCAGCTACTGGGCTTGCTTTAACAGACAATTCCGCTAACTATTTGTATGTTAAATACAATGCTGGAAGCCCTATTTATGCAGTTACTACCAATGTTTTAGACATTGATAACTCCAGCACAGTAGGAGCTACTCTTTTATGGCGTAGTGGCACAGAAGTGCATTATCAGCCTATTGACTGGGGTCGTTCAACTGCAAGCCGATTAAATCGTAGATTGGTTCAAACTAACCGCTATCAATGGGCTTCTGGTCTTGCGTTAGGAGAGTCAACAGGTAATGTCATTACTTTGACTGCTGGCGTTCTTTGGTATGGTGTAACTCAATACAATGAAACTGCTCAAACTTCTGCTTCAAGTAATGCAGATTTTTACTACCATGTAGCAGGTGTATATACAAAATCTACAGTTTCTACTTATAACATTACTCAATACGATAACGGAACAGCATTACAAACTTTAAGTGCTGGTCGTTATGCAGTAAACTGGGTATGGCGATACATTGATGGTTCAGGATTGCCAAAATTAGCTTATGTTTTGGGCAATGGAAACTATACCTTAACTCAAGCGGTAGCTTCAGCACCACCTACACCACCTGCAATTTTGCCTTCTATAGCAATTCTTTGTGGTCGTATTATTGTCCAAAAAAATGCTGCAACTGCAACTCAAATTGACTCTGCATTTACGCAAACTTTTTCAAGTTCAAGCGTTCCTGTTCACAATGATTTAAGTGGATTGCAAGGCGGTATTGCTGATGAGTATTACCATTTAACCAATGCCCAGCATACTGTAGCTACACAAGCGGCTAGTGCCTCAACTAATGGCTACCTTACATCTACCGATTGGTCTACATTTAATAGTAAAGGAAGTGGGTCTGTAACATCTGTAAGCGGCACAGGCACAGTAAACGGCATTACATTAACTGGCACAGTTACATCTAGTGGTAATTTAACCCTTGGTGGAACATTATCCAATGTAAGTCTAGCTACTCAAGTAACAGGCAATTTACCTGTAACTAACCTAAATAGCGGTACAGGCGCAACATCTTCTACATTTTGGCGTGGTGATGGCACATGGGCAACGGTAGCAGCTACTCCAGCAGGTTCGACAACCCAAGTCCAATACAACTTAGCAGGTGCATTTGCTGGTTCTTCTAGCTTTACTTTTGATGCAAACAATAACCTTACAGCGCCACAAGTCGTAGCTTCAAATGGTCTAGTTTTAAACGCTAATACCAATACAACTTCTTATACAATAGGTTCTGGCAATAACGCTATGAGTGTTGGGCCTTTTACAACCGCCTCTGGGACAACAATTACTGTACCTAGTGGTTCACGATGGGTGATTCTCTAATGAGTTCAATAGTAATCTCAGGCGACACAAGCGGAACAATTACGTTGGCTGCCCCTGCCGTTGCAGGGACACAATCCGTGACTTTGCCTTTAGTCGTTTCAGCCTCAACTACAAATACAGTAACTAACAAGATTTCCATTGTTATTAATGGAACAACTTATTACTTATTGGCTTCTACTTCAGGTACATAATGGCATCTACTATATCCGCAGGAACAACATCTGGTACAGCGTTACAAGTAACGGCTGATACTACAGGTACTTTAGCTTTAACTGCAACTTCTGGAATTATTACTGCTGCTGGCGCTACAGGGGGTTTTGTAGTCCCTACAGGTACTACTGCACAACGACCTGCAACCCCATCTGAGGGAACTCAAAGATGGAATACTACCCTTTCCGTGCTTGAAGTTTGGAATGGAACTTCATGGCAGATTCTTGCTTCTACAGTTTATTCAGCATCTTATTTAATTGCGGCTGGTGGCGGTGGTGGTGGCACAGGTACTCAAGGAGGTGGAGGAGGCGCTGGAGGCTTGAAATATACAGCTTCAGTAAGCCTAACTCCTGGAACTGCTTACACAATTGTAGTGGGTTCTGGTGGTGCTGTAGGTGCTGTTGGTTCAAATTCTTCTGCTTTTACATTTACCATGCTTGGCGGTGGTAATGGTGGAACAGTAGGTTCAAGTGGATACAACGGTGCTCCTGGTGGTTCTGGTGGTGGTGGAGGTACACAATCTTCTAGCAATGGTAGCGGAGGCGCTGGGACTAGCGGACAAGGAAATAATGGTGGTCTTGGAAGAACAGATGGCGTTACATATAGAAATGGTGGCGGTGGCGGTGGTGCTGGCGCAGTAGGTAATGATGGTGGAACAAGCAGTACTGGTGGCGCAGGTGGCGTTGGCGTAGCTTATTCAATTTCTGGCGCTTCTACATTTTATTGCGGTGGTGGCGCAGGAAGCACATCAGCACTTGGTGGCTCTGGTGGTGGGGGTAACTCAGGTGTAGCAGGTGGCGCTAACACAGGCGGTGGAGGCGGTGCAAGTGGTAGCACATCAGCAGCAGGAGGCTCTGGCGTAGTTATTATTAGCTATACAGGCGCACAAAGAGGCACAGGCGGTACTGTTACATCATCTGGCGGAAACACCATTCATACATTTACATCTAGTGGTACTTATACAGCTTAATTAGGAGAAATCATGGGCCATTTTGCAAAAGTAGTAGACGGAAAGGTTACGCAAGTTATTGTTGCTGAACCTGAATTCTTTGATACATTCGTTGATTCAAGCCCAGGCGCTTGGATTCAAACTAGCTATAACACTATTGCTAACAAGCACACACAAGGTGGCACACCTTTGCGTGGCAACTACGCTGGCATTGGTTATACATACGATGCTACAAACGATGTGTTTTATGCACCACAACCATTTGCAAGCTGGACATTAAATAGCGATTGGACATGGGAAGCCCCTGTACCAGCCCCTACAGATGACAAAGCCTATAACTGGGATGAAGCTACAACCTCTTGGATTGAAGTAGTTTAAGGATTGATATGACAGTAATTATTGACGGTACTAATGGCATTACCCCTGCACAATGGACTACTGCTGGTAGACCGTCTAGCCCTACTGTCGGTCAATCAGGATGGAATACTACGCTTTCTCAATTTGAAGTATGGCAAGGAAGCTCATGGCAAGCTATTGCATCTAGCACTTACTCTGTTAACTATTTAATAGTAGCTGGTGGCGGTGGCGGAGGCGGTGGAGCAAGTAATACAGGTGGAGCTGGCGGAGGTGGAGCTGGTGGACTATTAACTTCTACAACTTCTGTAACTCCTGCAGCAGCTTACACAATTACTATTGGAGCTGGCGGAGCTGGCGGAACATCTGGAAACTCTTATCGTGGGGTTGTTGGAACAAATTCTTCTGGTCTAGGCTTTACTGCTCTTGGCGGTGGTTATGGAGTTGCTAGAAATGCTAGTGGCGCTGAAGCTGGCGGAGATGGTGGTTCTGGTGGTGGTGCTGCACAATTTAACTACACAGGTACTGTTGCTGGTGGAGTTGGGACTACAGGGCAAGGTAATGCAGGTGGTTCTATAACTGGTTCTGGCGGTGGTGGTGCTGGAGGCGGAGGTGGCGGTGCTGGAGCAGCAGGAGCTAATGCTACAACTGGAACTGCTGCTGGTGGTGTTGGAGTTTCTTCAAGCATTTCAGGTTCTGCTGTTTTTTATGCTGGTGGCGGTGGAAATGGATACCAAGGCGGTGGAGGTACAGGAGGCAATGGAGGCGGTGGCGCTGGTGCTTATATTGGTACACCTACTGCTGGTACTGCAAACCGAGGCGGTGGTGGCGGAGGGCATTGTACAAACAATGGTGGCGCTGGTGCTGCTGGCGGTTCAGGCATAGTCATTATTTCTTATGCTGGCGCACAGCGTGGTACAGGTGGAACTGTTACATCTGACGGAACTAATACCATCCATACCTTTACTACTTCTGGCACTTACACAGCGTAATGTTTCAGACCGCTTTCCAACCTACCGCATTTCAAAACAATGCGTTTCAAATAGTCATAACACCAGTAACGCCTACAGGCTCTACTGGTGGTGATGGTTGGACTAAAGAAGAATGGAAACGAGCGCAAGCATTAGATAAGAAACTAAGACTTGCTGAAGAAAAGCGTGTTGCTGCCATTAAGGCAGATCAAGAATCTCGTAGAGAATTCATTAGAGAACAAATCTCACCTACTCCAAAGGTTAGTAAGCGCAAACAAAATAAAGTAGAATCTGTAAGCACAGAAAAGCAGTCAGAGATTGTTAAATACGATGCTCTGATAGCTAATCTGGAAAGACAAAAGCAAGATTTATTAAACGCAGTATTGATTCGTCAAGCAAAAGAACGCTTAGAGCAAGAAATTGCAATACTCGAAGCTAAACGCATGGCAGAATTAGACGATGAAGA